TCTTCTTCTTTTTCTTCCACTTGTTCTTCTTCTTTTTCTTCCACTTGTTCTTCTTTTTCTTCTTTCACTTGTTCTTCTTCTTCTTTTACTTTTTCTTCCACTTCTTCTTCCACTTCTCCTTCTTCTTTTACTGAATCTTTTACTGATTCTTCCTCTATAGATACATCATAGGTTTGGGAATCAAATTCAGATTCGGATCTTTGGAGTAAGGAAAAATCTAGCTCAACTTCATCTAAGTCTGGATGTTTCTTTGGAATTGGTTTAGGTTTCAATATATCATGAACGTTAATCTCTTTTTTTGAATTGGTTGAATCTCGAGGTGTATTTACAATCTGATCTAATTTATCATTTATCTCTCGATTTGTTTGATTTGGAGACACAATTTGGATTCCTTTTTGCGCGAGTATATTCTTTGTAACTAACGGTTTCTTTGCGAATCGATAAAACATACTTATTATACTAAAGTGGATAAAAATAGTACGATTAAACCAACTTAAAAATATGGATATAATAGTATATATGTCAGTGATGAAGGTACAAAAACGGAATGGAGAGTTTCAAGAGGTATCGTTTGATAAAATACAAACACGTCTCAAGTCTCTTTGTAAGATTGTACCTGTTTTGAAAGATGTGGATATATCGTTTGTGTCTCAAAAAGTATGTTCCGGAATCTATGATGGAATTACGACAGAACAATTAGATATATTATCTGCGGAAACATCCATTTCTTTATCAAGCCGAAATCCTCACTATGGAATTTTGGCGGGAAGAATAGTCATTTCAAATCATCACAAAAACACACAACGTAATTTTGAAACAATCACCCAAGAATTGTATGATTCGGGTGTCATTAATGAAAGATATTACCATCAAGTCATGAAACACATTGATACGATTCTAAACACAATCGACTATGAAAGGGACTATAAATATGATTTTTTTGGATTCAAAACATTAGAAAGAGCGTATTTATTGAAATCAGAAGGAGTGATACTCGAATGTCCCCAAGATATGTTGATGCGTGTCAGTTTGTCTTTACATCGTTACAATATTCAGAAAGCTTGTGAGTGTTACAAAAAAATGTCACACCATGAATTTATTCATGCAACACCCACATTGTTTAATGCGGGTACAAAACGAGAACAATTTTCAAGTTGCTTTTTGTTAACTATGGAAGATGATTCCGTGGAAGGAATTTACAATACATTGAAAGATTGTGCTTTGATTTCTCAACATTCCGGTGGAATTGGATTAAGTATCCATGACATTCGACCGAATGGATCTAAAATAGTGGGAACCAATGGAACATCCAATGGTATTGTACCTATGCTTCGTGTATTCAATGATACCGCTCGATATATTGATCAGGGTGGAGGGAAACGGAATGGTTCCTTTGCAATTTATGTGGAACCGTGGCATGGAGATATCTTTGAATTTTTAGAACTGAAGAAAAATCATGGGAATGAATTAGAAAAAGCGAGAGATTTGTTTTATGCTTTGTGGATACCCGATTTGTTTATGGAAAAAGTACAGAGAGATGAAGACTGGTGTTTGTTTTCATCGAATGATTGTCCAGGATTGTCTGACTGTTGGGGCAATGCATTCAATGAACTGTACTTTGAATATGAAAAAGAACAACGATATATCAAACAAGTGAAAGCGAGAGATTTATGGTTTCGAATTTTGACGTGTCAAATTGAAACAGGAACACCGTATTTGTTGTACAAAGATAGTTGTAATCGTAAATCAAATCAACAAAATCTGGGAACCATTAAATCATCCAATTTGTGTACAGAGATTGTGGAATATTCCAGTCCGCACGAAACTGCGGTATGTAATCTGGCATCCATATCTTTGAAAAGTTGTCTAACATATCCAGATATAACTGACAAATTGATTATCTATACAAAACCCAATTGTATTTATTGTCGGATGGCTAAAAATTTATGTGACCGCTTGAATCTTGACTATGAACTCAGAAGCAAAGAAGACTTGCTTTTTTCTGGAGAACAACCAGTGGGTGTGACGTTTCCTCATATTTATACTGTGAGAAATACACCGATTGGAGGGTTTCGTGAATTAGAAAGGTATGTTCGACCGAAAATAGAGTATGATAAATTGAAATCGATTGCGAAAACAGTCACAGAAAATCTCAATCACACTATTGATTTCAATCATTATCCAACAGACAAAACCAAACGGTCGAATCTACGACATCGACCCATTGGTATTGGTGTTCAAGGGTTTGCCGATTTATGTTTTGAACTCAAGATACCGTTTACCTCCGAGGAAGCGAAACAAATCAACCGCAACATATTTGAAACTATATACTATGGAGCTTTAGAACGGTCAATGGAATTAGCGGGAGAACGAGAATCGATCATTGAACAGTATTTGAATTTACTATCGGAAAGAGACACAGTTGATGAATACGATTGGAAAGTAAAATTGACGCATGAAATAAATGAGTACAAAGAGACGTATTTGATATTGGATGAAGAAGTGAATCGAGACACCCATTTAGGTACATACAGTACTTACCTAGGTTCTCCTGTATCCAAAGGTATCTTACAATTTGATATGTGGGATGTCTCAGTCGATGACAGTCTTCACGACTGGACTCATTTACGTAAATCAATTCAACGGTATGGTATTCGTAATAGTTTGTTATGTGCTCCCATGCCTACGGCGTCAACTTCTCAAATTCTGAATAATTACGAATGTTTTGAACCAGTAATGACAAATTTGTATTCGAGACGTGTATTAGCGGGAGACTATGTTGTGATCAATCGGTACATGGTCGATGATTTAAAATTGATGAATCTATGGACGACGGAACTAAAAGACAGTATCGTTGCAAACAATGGATCGGTATCTCATCTAGACATACCTCAATTTATGAAAGAACGATACAAAACTGCATGGGAAATCAAACAAAAAGATTTGATCGATATGTCCAGAGACAGAGGTGCATTTATTTGTCAATCGCAAAGTTTGAATTTATTTCAAGAAAATCCAACCTTTCAAAAACTATCATCGATGCATACATACACGTGGAAACAAGGATTGAAAACGGGTATTTATTATTTGAGAACACGTCCTTCCTGTAAACCAATTCAATTCACTGTATCTACCGATGTCTGTGAATCTTGTTCGGGTTAGTTTCATTTAAAGACAATGTTTGATACAGTATGTAACATGTCATACAATGATAGAAGTTTACTAGACTTATTTAGAACCGAAGAATTCAAACGAGACTATCAAGAGTATGTATCGAGTGTGGATACTGTATCCACAATTCGTGATTTTTTGAATTCAATAGAGCTCAATCATGATTATTACAAATTAAATTTAGCTTCGAATCTAAGTGAATTGAAATTAAAAACAATCCATGGAGTGTTGAACAAAGTAACCGGTCAAAATATAGACGAAACCATTCATCATGTCATAGAAGAAATGGAACGAGATTTACATTTAGTATCCAAAACAGTATGTATATTACTCGAGAAATGTATTCTTCAGAAATCGTATATTCAACATTATTTGCGTATCTTGCAAACAATGGATGAAACATACGATGTGAAACAAGCGATACTCGATCAAATCGAAGTCTATACAAAATTATTTCAACAATCTGATGAAATGGTAAATCAACATCAAGAAGATTACACTAAATTATGTGAAAAAAATAAATGGGCGGATAATTACATTGGATTTTGTGAGATGATCTATCAATTAGAATCCAATGAGTTAATCTGTACTAAATGCGAACAAATGATTCAATCCATCTTTGAACAGATACACACATGTATAGAAACAAAATCAAATGATGTAATGAAATATGTATCGTGTTTGTATACAATCTATGTTGAAATGAATCAATGTCCTCCAGAATCGAAACAGAAATTACAGAAAATTCAATCGCGATTAAACGATAAAAAGATAATCTTCAAAATAATGGATATACTAGAGTTACCATGAATAACTATTACGAATTGAATCCACCCATGTATTCTTCAAACTCCACTTACTCTGGTTTGTATAATGAAACGAGTGCTTTAGACACAAATTCAAATTTAAAAAACAAAACAATTCAAATTCAAGAAGAATTAGTCAAAGAAATGAATGAAGATTTTGACATAGCGTATGAAGAACGACCCGAACTGAAACAAGTTCAAACGCTTCTCGAAGATTACCGAAAGATAAATGACAAATATATGAAAGACAGTCGAGACTTAAAAGAGGCGATGAAACAATCGGAAAGGGAAATCGAAATATTGAATTCGCATAGTAATTACATTCGAAAATTACAAGATACCTACACAGGTGAATCAGACGATTCGTTTTCGTATTTAGTCAAAGACATTGAAGCTTTGTCTTTAAAAATAAAAGAAAACAACGATTTGAAAGAGATACGAAAACGGTATACAGAAACCAGACGGGAAATGTTAAGTTACTTAAGTTTGATCAAACAGATCAATCAATTCAATTTAGGAACCACGTGTTCCCTGTGTTTAGCGAATAATGTCGATGGATATTTCAACCCTTGTGGACATACAGCTTGCAATCAATGTATGGATAAATTAGATACAATGAGTCGTGATGCACCCTGTCCTTTTTGTAAGAAAAAAATCATGACAACAAGACCTCTTTTTTTTATTTAAGCATTCATTAATATCATTCCTAAACTACCTCCTTTTTTTAATCCAAGATAAAATCCACAATCACAGGCTCCTTGATACAATTTGTCAGATCTCAGCGATCTACGCTTGAAGAAATACGTATAAGGTTTCAAAGACAACTTGTGATTTATCTGGATCAATTTATCATACATCATTTGTTCAGTTAACGAATCATCGGTAAATGATTCATTGACTTGTAATACATTGTAGAGTTCTTTTAGATCTAATCGGTGTAAATTTGCTCTCCCTGATTTATTTGATTTGATACCGTCGGGAAATTGTTTCATCAAACGTAAACATACATTTTGGAGTTTTTCTTGTGGGTTATCTTTCAATTCCACATTTTTGATATTGTTGGTTGATAAAAACACCTCTGTGGCTAAAGAATCTTCAAATGAGGGAACTGGATGAACATTGCAATAAATTTCCATATCAAATTGTGGATTCGATTTCATAATGTCAAGTAAGGCTTGATAGCGATGTTGACCATTGACAATCGCAAGTTTATCTCTACATTCAATCAAATCAAATGACCCTTCTAAATATCCTTTGTCTAAGATAATTTGGGTTAACTTTGTTTGATGATCTCGATCAATCGGACGATTGAAATCCCACGGTGTCAAGTTAGGAAACAAAGTTCGACAACGACTCACATACAACCTAATGTTATGTGAATTTGTATGAAGAAGTTTTCCCAAAAACAAGTGAGATGGACTTGTTTCCGGTTTTGTTTGTAACTTTGATTCTAACTTACGAATCGTTTGTTTTAATTCATTATTTTGAATACAAAGATCTTGATTGTCTTTGTCTAATTGATCATAACGGTTGGTGAAAAACATAGGGATCTCTTGTTTCTACTTCATCTAGGTAAATTTCAAATTATACGTGAAAAAAAAATATATGTGATAATATATATATGAACTTAGAAAAATTAGTCAAGGAGTTAGATACCGTAGATGTAATGTTGTTACTAGCGGTTGTAGTGTTACTGTATATCGCGTTTTCAAGAAAGTATGATTTCATGGATCCAACACCGATGCCAAAAAAACCGATGCCTCGAATGCCGAAAACTCAAGAAACACCGAAACCCGTCAAACCCAAAAAGACGGAACCCAAAAAGACGGAACCCAAAAAGCCATCTTGTGGAAGGGAATATGATAGTACAATCGATTCAAATAATTTGATGGGATCTCCTCTCCATGATGAAATGTTACTTTCGTCTGTAACACCCGGGAAATTCAACGCTACAGGAGCAATCGATGTCTCTGAAAACATGGGTATGAACTTATGTGATATGGATAAACCCTTAACTGGACCCGGTATGAAGGTGTACAACTCATCTCTAGGAAGTTTGACTCATGCCGTTCCCCAAAATATTGTCAACTCGAACAACATTCTGGGTTATGATATGAGTACCAAAACTTTATTAGACAGTGCTCAAAAATATGATAAACCCACATCTGATAAACCTACATCTGATAAAAAAGATTTACCTAAAGATAGATATCATGTCGATTTAGTCCACGCAGATTGGTGTGGATTCTGCAAAAAGGCAAAACCTCATTGGGAAAAAGTAAAGCAAGATCACCACGGTCAAGATAAATTAGGATTACCTGGATTTTATGATGATCATGAAGAATCCAAAGATTCCCATGTCGTGGGTAAGGGAAAGAAATTTGAAGTCGATGGATTCCCCACCTATTTCTTAACTTTAGTCAAAGATGGTATTGAACAAGAACCGATCAAGTTTAATGCAATCACCTATGAAACCATTTTGGAAGAAATTAAAAAACATTTGTAGATACTATATGGAATGTCAATTATCTGTAATTTTATCTTTAGCTATGACGATATATACTATTTCATCGATATACTATGTAATTGTAACCCAATGGATGGGAACACCTTTCAAAGATAGTTTGACAGAAAAACAAAAAGAAATCAAACAACAATCTGTAAATCAAAGAAAAACAATATTCGTACAAGGTGTTATTCTAAGCCTTGTTTTTATTTTACTAGGCAAACCCTTTT